TTTCTAAGTAATAACTACCCATTTCACTCCAATCGAATCTACCTAAATAGATTAATTCTTCATTCTCTTTACTTGTGTAAGAACATCCAGGAACCATATCCTTTCTAGTAACCTTTACACCTTGTAATGCTGTGTAATCAGTTGAGTTCTTATAATCTTGTGAAGATGCTGGTAAAAGTACTAATTCAGTACCTTGCCATGAGTATACAAACTCACCTTCTAATCCTTTACCTTTTGTAGATGTACATTCTTCAAGAATGAATAAAAGGTTAGGAATACTAATCTCGAATTCAAAACCTCTTGGGTCATAAACTCTACAGTAAGTTGCTCTATGGTTCCAACCAGAAGAATAACCACCAGCTTTTCTATTTAAAACGAAACCTTCAGTTGGTACGTTCTCAATCTCTGAGTTATCAATCTTTTTATCTCGCCATGAGTTCCAAGAAGTTTCTTTTCTTAATACTCCTTTATCATCCCAATAGATGATGTATGCTAATTTCTGTGTGTAAGTATCACTTCTCTCTTGATATCCTACGTTAATTTTATTTGGTATGTATAATTTGTCGTTCATTTTTGCTTTTGTTTTGTTGTTGTTATTATAAGTTAAATATAGGGTATTTATAGAAAAAATCAAGGCTTTTGCTATTAAAAACCCAGATTTTCTTTATAAATTTACCGCTTTATTCTCTTCTTCAAAGAACCAGATTCTAGCCTTAGTAGAGATGCTATTAGAAAGGTCTTTAGGGTCGAAACCATTCTCAACGATAGTATCTAACTCTTCCTTAACGATATCATTAAACACCCACTTAAGGAATGTACCTACATTTCTTCTTTCAACTTCTAAACCTTGTTCTTTTAATTGTTCAAGACCTTGATTAAGTCTAGACTCCGTAACAAAGTTATCCACTAACCCCTTAATGTTATCAATTCTTTCAACATCAACTGGAATAAGAGTTTTAGTCTTTGAAGATTGGTGCTTTTCACCCTTTGTTTTAAACCAGTATCTAGATGCTTCATATCCTTCACTAATACAAGTCCACACAATACCTTCACCAATACCTTCATTACCAAATGCTTTACCAATTGGACACGCTTCTTCAACAGCGATAGTTAAATCAACCATGTTGTTAACAGCTTTCTCTGGGTTGTTAAAATCAATATTTATTCTATATACAGTGTAATCTAACACATTATATATTTTTTCCTCGTGATTTTTAACGGATGAAAGTTGTGATTCTGTAAGCCAAGTCTTATCAACCTTTATAGCGAAGATAACAAACATCTTATCAAGACCATTAAGAGCAACACCCTTTTGTATGTTACCACCACACCACTCTCCGAATATCTTTACTACTTCTGGAGTGTAACCTAAATCACCAACAGCTTTCATAATTTGAGCTAACAATTGCTCAGTATTTCTAGTATGAGCAAATGCTGCAAATCCAGCATTATCCTTAGTCGGTGTGATTATATTCTTTCTTGATTGTGCGTGAAATTCATAATCAAATTTCAATGGGTTCCAAGTATAAACTATTGCAGCGTTTGTACCATGTAATTTAACACTACCTCTAAAGGTAAGTGTTGGCATTTCTACCTCACCTTCATTATAGATTGGTTCGTTAGTATCTGCATCTTGACCAACATATCTGGCACGATGATTAACTTCTCTAATTACGCTTCTAAATTGCTCAATGCTCGGAAACTTCCAAAAACTATTATTACTCATATCTTTATATTGTTGTGATAGCGAAACCTTTTATAGAATCGCTATCTGGTTAATTAAAATGGTAAGTCATCAGTATCGTCAGCACCATTAGATGTTTCTAACGCTGGAGCAGCTGTAGTAGCAGAACCAGTTAACTTAGCAATACTGATTCCCTTTAGGTTAACAAAGTATTTACCGTTGTATTCATTTCCTCTTACAGCAAATGCAATCTTTGCAGATTCGCCTACAGCAAAAGCATCTAAAGAAGCGATAGTCTCTTTAATGAATTCAAATTTTACCTCTTGTGGGTATTGTTCGTCTGAGGTTAAGACGATTTCTCTTTTTGAGAATCCACTGTCAAATGTTACAGTGTCAAACATTTCTTTAATTGTTCCTTCGAAATTGTAAATCATAATTTTACGTTTTTTGTTTATTATTTATTAATTAATTATTTATATTGCAAATATACTATTATCTATTTTATGATGCAAGTGTTTTTGCCATTTCTTCTATTTCTTTTGCAGATTCTAACGTATCACACGTATCTTTATCAGTTCTATACTCTACAACGCTTGGATGCATCAACGACCACTCACCTTTTGAGTTCTGTGAAAGACCACAACTTCTGGTTTCAATAATACCACCTATCATATCATCACCCATCTCAGTGAACTCTTCCATCTCACTTTCTTTAACACCTCTCGCTGTTGTTGTAAGTAATCCACATTCTGATACTAAATCGAATCCATTAATTACATTCTCATACTTAGTACCCTTGTTACCAAATAGAGGTTTTACAATTCTTAAATCAATACTCATCTCTAACTTCATCTTGATTTGGTAGGTAGGTTTACCATCTTTCCAACCAGCACTAGATGACTTAATAATCGTACCTTCTAATTCTCTATCTAGAGCGTCTATAAAATGTGTCATAGCTTCTTCGTAGGTTTTAATGAATTTTGTCTCAACAATATCAATCATTGATGGGTTCTTCTCCCACATTAATATTTCGAGTTGTTTATATCTATCAATATAAGGTCTATCACTCTTAGCTTCGGCATACTCATCATGTGTAATGACATCCCAAGTAGTATATCTCATCTTTGATAATGCTTCATCGAAATTACCATGCTTTGCTTCAAACGCTTCCTTCTTCTTAGCAGTTTCAGCTTCACCTCTTTCTTCAGACTTCTCAATGATATCCATCATAGATGAAACCATACCATTAGCTCTAAGTCTATCAACGCCATCAATAGTTAACTCACCATTTAATACACAATCTGGAAAATGTGATAACTCTTCAAGGAATGTTGTACCTTTTAAATACGATACTTCACCTTGTCTTGATTCTAACTCAACAATACCATCTTGGATAATAGCATTTCTATATGTACCATCAGCCTTAATTTGTGATATTACTACCTCACCCGATTTGAATAATTTCTGAGCTCCTTTAACACTAAATGATTTAGCTCCTTGATATGGTGTCTCTTCGATTAGGTTTGGGATTACCTTGTTGTAACCACTATCCATACCAACCTTAAGATTTCTATCAATAATACGTTCAATTACATATTGGTCATCTATACTAACCCCACCTAAAATTGTTTGTAAATGATTAACTGCCGCATTACCAGTTACAGCTCTTGAGCTAAGACTAACAAGTTGCTCTAATGCCCATTCTAATCCATTATCATCTCCAACATATTGGAACTCTGGAATCGCTTTTATATGGTAATTGATTCTTGGAGAATGAGCAGCATAGATTACCTTCTTAAGTAACTCATTGTCCTTATACTTTGTAAGACAATCTCTCTTATCGTTTTTACCACTTAGTGCGGCTATCTCGTCTAATATCTCTTTAATCATTATACTAATTCAGCTTTATTCATTTTTAATAATCCTTTTAGGTGAGCCCATAATGGAACTGCTATAGGGTTTGGAGTATATAAATGCATATAGAAATCGTTAAATTCCTTTGCATACATATCAATCTTACCACCATGTGATATATTAGCTATTCTATCAGCTAACTTAATGATTACAGCATCTGTGTTTGATGCAGTTTTAGGAAGAGTCTTTCTTTTCTTCTCCGCTCTATCTCTACCCATTTCATCAGTAACACAATAAACCATTTCAGCTACTTCTTCACCGAAGTGTCTTTTAATCTTATTATAAGATATTGCACCATCTTCAATGGCATCGTGTAAATAACCAGCACATAAATATTTAGGGTGTACAATACTAAATTTCTTTAATACCTCTACAACATCATCTAAATGCTTTTCATATGGGAATATCCCATCATAATCTTGAGTACCATGTGCTTTGATTGCAACTTGTCTCGCTTCTGCTACGTGCTTGTTTGTTAGTTCCATAATTTCTATCTTTGTACAAATATACGACTTATTATTGATATAACAAACTTTATTTTGCTAATAATTTACCGTTTCTACCCATGTGTTCTGGGTACAATAAGTAAACTGGGTCAGATTGAGTAACTTCTTTGGTCTCGATATCCATAATGGTTAATTTACCATCATATGTAGCTCCAGTATCCATATTCCATACATTACCAATGTTCATTGGCTTCCCATCATCAACATAATTGATTGTTGGAGTATGACCAATGTAAATCTCTTTATATTGTTCCCACACTTCTTCTACTTTACCAATTCTCTTTCTATCTACCATATGACCCCAGAATGACCTATCCCAATAGAATGTAGCATTCTCACCATCTTTCTGACCTACATCAATTCTAAATTGTTCATCCATACCAACTCTTGGATTAAACCCCGCATGCATGAAAGTTCTATTATCTTCATCAATGTAATACTCCAAAGCATTAGTTAAGAACTCTAAATGACTATCAACTAGTTCTGGTTTATCCCAGTAACTATCGTAAGTAGCTTTACCACCTTGTGAGTACCATAAATGATTATCATCTGTTGGACCATTTTCTAATACGCTACGTAAGAACCTTTCAGTCCATTCATCATGATTACCTTTTAAGTAAACCAGATTCTTTATCTTCATTAATTCCTCTATGGATTCAGCCACCTCTGGCCAACCATCAGTTACATCGCCAAGTGCGATAAGTCTATCATTCTCATAATCGAAGTTTACCTTCTCTAAAAGTTGAACGAGAGCCTTATGACCTCCGTGTATATCTCCAATAACGTACTTTTTCATTTCCATTTTATAATTAAATAAGAACCATTACGTTGGTCATCCTCTTGTTTACATTCAAAACCCCTTGAGGTTAATTCTTTTATAGTTAATCTATCAGCATAAATACCAACATGACAATACATCTCGTTACGCTTAACAGCCGCAATTATATTAGTCTCACACTTCTCGATTTGTTCTTTAACCTTTGTACCAAGAATTCCATTAGCGGTTTCTTTAGCCCACTTAGCTGTCACCCTAATTTCAGTTTTATTCATAACTTTCCACTTTTAAAATCTTCTCGAATTTTCATTAATTCCTTTAACATCTTCTGACCTTCAGCTGTAACGTTCTTTGCTACTATTGAATCAAATGCTGGTATTATGTGTGGGTATAAAGCTGCGTACTCATATCCTCTTGCAATCTTTCTTCCTAACAGATTTGAATCCTCTCTTGATAGGAAGTCTCGCTTGGTTGTCGCTAACCCTATTTGTCTACATGTTTCAGCATCAGTAATACTATTATCTGGTAATGCTAACGTTGCTTTAACGTCTATTGTGATATCATTGTTCATAATTTCTATTTTTAATGGTTTGTAACCCAAACTTCAGTAATCTCATCACCTTTATTTAGCTTAACGTTTTGTTGAATTAATTCGATAATCATTTCCTTTGTAATAATGAAACTTCTATCAGTTTCTTGTTGTTCATCAAACTCTTCGTCTGACCAATTTTCATTGTCTATAATATAATCTACTGTTATCATTTTCTTTTACTTTCTTTTTTTATTCCCCAGTAAGTACCTAACGTTCCACCTATTAGGAATGCTATGATTGGTATTATTTCACCTTGCATTATTGAATCAGCCCCAATGGACATTGACACAAGCCATGCTAAACCGATTCCGTTACCAGTTATTATAGATGGTATCATTTTTCTCTCTGAAGTATAGATTACGTTAAGAGTTCTCAAATATATAAAAATTATCTGAGAAAACAAAACTACTATTGCAGAATAATACGGATTTGCTAATATTTCTTTCATTATCTTAAAATTAATGGTGTAGGTTTTACCCTACACCATGTGATACAACTTCTTGTTGTCAAAATTAAACATATACTCTTCTACACTACCTACTTTGTAATCAGATAGTCCGAAGAAAAGTCCAGTGAATACACCAACATCATGTTTCTCAACAGCTTCTTTAACAGCCATAGCGTATCTCTTTCTTTCCTTTGGAGTTATGTTCTTTGGTCTGTTGTTTTTCAACTCATCCCAAACACCCTCTAACTTAGCTACTAACTCATTGTAACCAACGTGTAGTTTCTCTATTTCTTCCTTTCTATCTGGAAAGGTAGATATGAACTCATCTATTTCGTTTGTCTTTACAACACCCATGATTGCATGTTCAGATGTCTTAGACTTCAAG